TGAAAAGCCAAGTCAAAAACCTAACTACACCTTTGAAGGGATGGCGAATTTTATAAAAAAACAAGAAAAAGACCCTAATATAGAAGAAAAAGAAAATTTTTTATGGAAAACTTTAGAACAAATAAACAGACCGCAGTACGCAATAGCAAACGCAATATATCAAGCGTATAAAGGGGGGGATGTTTCTACAGGCCAAGCTTTATGGGATGGATTAACATTAAAAGAAAAAAAATCAGTTGGTGACACACTTCAAGAGATAGTACAGCCTGATACAACCTGGGGAAAAGCTGCTGTTTTTGCTGCTGGGTTTGCTGGGGATGTTTTAACAGACCCTTTAACTTGGACTGGAGTAGGGTTATTAACAAAAGGTAAAAAATTAGCAAAGGCAGGCTCACAAGCAGAAAGGTTCATTAAAGCAGGAAGATCATTAGATAAGGCAGCGGAAACAAAAGCGGTATTAACGGTTGCTGGAAAACCAATACCAAAAACTGAAACAGTTATAGACCCACTATCAAGATATGCTTCGCAAGTAGGGATTCGTGTACGTGAAGATTTAGGGGTTGTGTCAGATTCAATAAATGCCTTACAAAAAGTATCTACACGTATGAGACCAAGAGGGGTTGACCCTGTTTCTTGGGAAAAGTTTCTAATCGCTAGAGACAAAGCCATAAATAAAGAAAGATTTATGCAACTATCTAGCATGGAAAAAGTAAGAAATATTTATAAATCTTTTAAAGATGAAGGCTTAACAGATCAACAGATTGCTGATCTTGCAGATGAAATAGAGTCAGGGAAAGATGTTGTTTCTAAGGGTGGCATGATTGCAAAAGAGACAACACAGCAACTACAAGATGTATATCGAAAAGTAGGGTCTACGGGGCAAATGATTTTTAAAAAAATCATAGAAGAAGATGGGTATAACTACTTACCGCATGTTTTAGATAAGCAAAACAAAAAAATAACAAATGATTTTGGATTTGGTAAAAAAACATTTACAACAACGTCTGTGTCCGATATTGGGCGTACCATATTAAAATATGTGGATGAAAAAGGCACGCCTACTGTTTTTTCAACAAAAACAGGAAAGGTTTTTAAAGATGGAAAACAACTTACAACATTGAGACAAAAAGACATAAATAAAATTTTATCGCTTGATGCTATGGAAGATTTTTTAAAAAGAAGTGGTTATGGAGTAGATGATACAGAGGGGTTGGTTGTTAGAAAAGGGATTATAAATGTAGAGGAAGCAAAAGAAATATTCAAAGACACAGAAATCCCTGAGCTTTTAAAAATCGCACAATTACAACAGCTTTCAAAGATGTATAAAGATAATCCTGAAAAAATAAGGGAAATTTTAGCAAGTAAAAGCTTAGAAATTGAACAACCAAAGAAAAAAATTGATTACAAAACGTTCAAAAAAGATACTTTTAATAAAAAAATAATAAACCAAGAAGATGTTCTAAAAGCTATTGAAGATAGTGGCATAGAAGATATGCTTACTAAATACAAATCAACATTGCTGAAAAAAGAAAAAACAAAAGCAAAGCCAAAGAAAACAGGAAAGACTAAAGCAGGAGATGTTAATATTTTTAAGCTATTAGATGTTGATAAAAAATTAACAGGATTTATAAAGCAATCTGAAAAACTAGGCTTAAACAAAGTATTAGATGAGATTAAGGAAATTGACTCTCCTAGTTTACTTACAGCGATAGGAAAAAAAACTGAAAGCCTAAGAAAAACTTATGGTAAGGTAGGCCAAGCAAGAATAGCAGAAGTTAATAAAGCTTACGGAAAACCAGTATTTATTACAGATTTACCAAAATTAGTTGCAATACAAGGATTAAGAACAGCAAAAATAGTAAAGGGAGATACTTTTTTTAAGGAGGCTGCAAAGTTTGGAAGTAGCAAACCAAAAAAAGTAAAAGGCGTAGAGTATATAGAATCATCTTCACCTGAACTTGCAAATAAGTATTTTCATCCTGAAATAGAAAAACATATACAAGAAACTACTGATTTTTTAACTAGCGATAAAAATGCGTTTTTTGAAAAAATTTTTCAATTACAAGATATGTGGAAGACGACAGCAACGCTTTGGAACCTTCCTTTTCATACGAGAAATGCAATTTCAAACTACATGGCAAATCAGAAAGCAGGTATTTTTAGTATATCTCATTATAAAGATGCTATGAGGTTGCAAAAAGGAGTAAATTTATCTAAACAAGAAAAAGCTATGTTAAAAGAATATAAAAATCAAGGGTTAGCTAGGGTTGGTTTGCTTTCAGGTGATGTTGAAAGAAACTTAGATACTGAGATAATGAGTTATTTTGATTTAGTCACAAAAAAGAAAAACCCTTTTTTAGTTTTAAATAAACTTGGGGGGAAACTAGGGGATGTTGTTGAAACAAATGCAAAATTAGCTCACTTTATAGCAAAAAGAAAACAAGGGCTATCTGCCTTTGATGCTGGAAACTCAGTAAAAAAATATTTGTTTGATTATGAGGACCTTACAAGAACAGAAAAAGCCTATTTTAAAAGAGTCATTCCTTTTTACACCTTCTCACGAAAAAATATACCTGTGCAATTAGAAACAATACTAAAAAACCCAAACAGACAAACGGTCGTATTAAAATTGAAAAACAATGTAGAAGTAATGGTTGGAGATGATGAAACCAATGCGATTTTACCTGAATGGCTTAGAAATGCAACTCCTGTGTTTCTTGGTAAAAATAAAGAAGGTAAAGTAAGATATGTTGCATTACAAGCTTTTCTTCCAAGTGCTGAACTTAATAAAATTTCTGACCCTGCAAAAGAAATGCTTAATATGGTATCTCCACTACTGAAAATGCCTTTTGAACTTCAACAAAACCGCAACTTTTTCTTTGGTGAAGACATCACAAAGCAAAAAGGAATCGAAGGGTTTACTGGCTATGGGGAAAAAGATATGTTGTGGTGGCGTATTCCTGGCAGATTGAATTATCTAGCTAGTATGTTTAGGCCACTCAATGAAATTAACAAACTAGTAGGTAGACAATATAAAGATAGATCACGAACACAAAAAGTTTTAAATGTTGTTTTAGGCTCGAAATTATACGAATACACAACAAGAGATTTATTGAGACAATTTGATTATCTTGCAGAAGACGAAGCAAGAGGCTTAATAAGAGAAGTAACAGAATTGAAAAAACAAATTAGGAAATATCCTGAACAAAAAGAAGAAATTAGGAAAGATATAAAACATTTAAGAAAGTTAATTGCAAAAGAAAAAAAAGAAGCTAGTCAGAAAAAAAGGCAGGCTAGAAAAAGTTTAAGGGGTTAATGAATTTACAAAAAATAAATGTTAAATTAAGACTATGAGCATAAATCAAACACTATGGAAACCTTTAGCAATCAGTGCAATAAGCATACTTGTCACAAGTGCAAGTGCCTTCATCATGATGGCAGATAAGCCAACAGTTAATGAAGTCTCAAAAATGATCGAAAAAGAAGCCCCACAATCAATAAAAAACGAGTTAAGAGAGATAAAATTGACACAGAAAACCATAGAAATCTCAATGGCAAAACAGGCTGTACAACTCGATCAAGTGCTTGAAAAACTAAAAAGCATGTAGGTTACTTGAAATCAATCTAAAATCAATATAAAATCAACAAACCCTACTTTAGTTGCTGTCGTTGTAACACCGATCAGCAATCCCTTTTCAAAGGTCCACCTTTGTTTTTTTTAAAGTAGGGTATTTAGCGAAGAAAAGGAAAAACCTTCTCAAAAAAATGATCTCGTAACCTTTTTTCAACAAAACCCACTAAAACTATGTTTTGCGTCATTACTATCATTACTTAAAAGCCACGCTTTAAATTTATTTTCGTTTGTTTCTCTAATTAGTTTTCTTTTTTCGTTTAAATACCTTTCTAATTCTTCTTTTTCCTTTTTTTGAATCTCAAGCCTTGCCTGCCTAGCTTTATTTGAGCTGTAATACCCATTTCTCATTTTGCTGACAAATCTACCGATAAGTTGTATAGAATTGCAACCTAGAGCCTTTTCATCGGCTTTGGCGATATTATAGTCATGGATAAAGTCTAGCAAACTTTCTCTTAATTCATCTTCATTTAATTCTTGGTTTCTGTAATTTAAAATATTATTTATTTCTGTGTCAGTGATTACTTTCTTTAACTCATCGTCATTAATTTCATTAATAATTTCATTAATAATTTTTTTAAAAATTTCATATTCGTTAGTAGTAGTATTTTTATTATTATATATATTACTACTACTACTAGAGGCGTTTGTCTCTAGTTGTGTCTCTAGTTTGTCTCTAGTTTCGTCTCTAGTTAAAGTGTCTTTTGATGATAAATAGGTCATCTCTTGATGTGCGGATTTATTTATAATATAGCGTGTCCAACCACCACGACCATTCTTAAATTCACCTCTTGTTATTAGCTTTTTTTCTTGCAGTCTATTTATACTTTTTTTTACTGAGGCTGGGCTTGTTTTTGTCGCATCGCAAAGGTTTTGTATTGATATTTTTCCACTTGTATGACTTAGTTTTTGGACGCAAGAGTTAAATATATATATCATTAAAATCCTTTGAATCCCTAGCAATTCTTGGAACGTGAATTTGTCTCTAGTTTTGTCTCTAGTTGCGTCTCTACTTTGTCTCCAGTTTTTTATTTTGTCTCCAGTTTTGTCTCTATTTTGTCTCCAGTTTGTCTCTACTTTGTCTTTAGTTTTGTCTCCAGTTTGTCTCCAGTTTGTCTCTACTTTGTCTTTAGTTTTATTTAAGCTTTTAGAGGCGATATTATCAAACGCACTCATCTTATTTGCTCAAAAGTTCTTTTGTTAGATTTAAAATATCAACATAACCATATGAGTTTTTATTTTGAAAAAACACACTATCTCTATTCTTTGTAGCTTCTTTTATTTGTGTACTCCCACGTATAATTGTATCTGACAGTATGTGGCTGTAATGTTTTATAAGACTATCTAATGCTTCTTGCCTTATGTTCTGTTTTTTATTGTGCTTATTTGGAACAATGCAAATATTAAGGTTTGTTTCTAGTTGTGAATCAATCTCGTGAAGGTTATCTAACATAATTCCAAGCCCATGTGCAGGTAAATAATCAGTTACACAAGGAACCACAATTAAATTACTTGCAACATAAGCACTTATGTTTAAAATTGATGGCGTTGGGTTGGTATCAATAACTATTAAATCATAATGATCTGTTACGTTATGTAAAAGGGTTTGTAATAAATACTCACGTCTAAATTTATTTAATAAAGGATTTTCAATTCTAGTTAATCCGAGATTGCTTGGAATAAAATCAATAGGTTCTGTACTTATTAAAATACAGTCTTCTATGTTTTTATCCCCAATAATAGCATCATACATAGTTGGGTAATCAAAATCTAAATCTTTTTCGGATAACTGGTGAGTTAGTTGTGCTTGGGGGTCAAGGTCAATAGCCAACACTTTAAAGCCCATTAAACTAGCCATCATTGCGTATTGTGAGCTTAATGTTGTCTTACCTACGCCCCCCTTTAGATTAGCAAAGACTTGGATTTTGTTTTTTATTTTTGACTTCTTTAATTTCTTTAACGTTTGCATAGCATCAAGCCCAAAATAACCTTGATCTAGTTTTATTATCCCACCACTTTTTAGCTGTGATATTCGGGCTTTGGTATACCCTGTAAGTATTGATAATTGACTAGCCGATAATCTAGGATTTGTAAATTTTCTCATAGCAACCTCAGTTAATTTAACTATTATTGATAGATAATATATAATATAGTTAAATTACACAATACTTATGATTGATATTTAATTGTTTAAGGTTTTCTGAAAAGTGTCATTATCGAAGATAGCGTTACTTGCATAGTGTCTAATTTGCACACTTTGGCTATGCCCTAGATACTTGCACAAAATGCTACTATCAACGTCAGCTTGTAACATTCTCGATTCAAAGGTTGCACGAAATTTTTTTAACGTGATTTTGATATTTATACCATGATCTTCGTATATTTTATTTATAAGTTTATTAATTTGGTGTTCCAAACATCGTTTTGTACTTTCGTGAGAGACTTTTTTAAACGGATTTATGTAGTCATTAATAAACCCTCTTTCTTTACGGTCTCTAATTGATTCTGCAACATTTCTTGGCATTGGAATAAGCCTACCAAGTTTTTTTTGTTGGTATGAACGGATATTGATAGTTTTTGTTTTTAAGTCAAAATAGACTAAATTTCCTTTTGTTGGATTGTTCTCATCGGGCAATGTAATGCCACTTTGATAAAATTCTGCTGGCCGTAATCCTGTGTTATTTAGAATAAAAAACACGAAATATAAATCATCACTAGCATAGGACATAATTAGTTGAAGTTCGTTATCTGTATACGTATCAGGCTTTTGTCGATCTTCATAGATTTCAATTTTTGGAAATGTTGGTAATGTTTTTATATAGCCATTATCGAGTGCATAATCTAGTATTTTTTTCAGGTATGTAAAATAGCGTTGGAGTGTGTTTTTTTTGTACTGATTTTCACTTTGCAACACATATAAAAAATCTAATAAAACAGTTTTGTTTATTTCGTGCAATTCATAACGGCTAAAAAATGTTTTGAGGGTATGATTAACAAAGCTTTTATATGTTTTTACTTCATTAAGCCTGTTTCCATTTTTTGTTTTACTTTCAAGCTCGGCTATAGTATTACAACCAGTTACAAGCTTAACATTATCGTTTGATACTTTTTGTAATTTTATTTGTTTT